CGCACTTTCATAACAGTGATCATTAATGGAAAGTTTTTCCTCGTAAGGAATTAATGTTGAACTTATTGTATCTTTGTACACAAATACCTTTGATTATCCTGCAATATAATTTAAGACATTCAGCTCCAAAGAATGTAGTGGTGACTACGAAATTGCTAGTAATGGTTGTTGCACCAAAACCCATATGCTAATACATATGATTGTCGGCCTCCTCAGCCTTAACATAGTTTAGGGTCATTACGGACCAAGCTTATACGTAAGCATTATCAAACGGTTGCCATGTGCAATTTCTACCAAGTCTTTCTAACGTGCTAGACATAAAACACCGCCTAATACCTCATTAGGTTTCATAAATATATATACATAAATACATGAAAAAAGCTTAAACAGGGTTTTTCCAATCCCTTCTATCTAACGCCTACTAGTTTATATTGTCATTTCGGACGTACATCTCATCAAGCCAACATAATCCATGGAGCTAAAGTTCTGTCTTGATATTTCATATAAAGTTCTTCATAAGTATAACGTCTTACATTGATACCTAATCTGTCTAACTCTTTTTGAAAAAGATCAAATCGAGCGAAACCGTGTAAGAAAAATTCATGTTGAGCTGTAATCAAAGCCGACTGATTACGTTCATTCTCTAGTACCGCACCTGGTACCCAATAACATAAACTTTTATAAATCGATTCTTCACTCAACGGTGCGAACATATGGACACCGTTTCTTACGAACTTTCTTTTAAGAAACACCATATCTCTAACATGAGTAGCAGATAAATCATCACTTTTATCACCACCAGTAATAGTGTATCCTAAATCCTTAGCTTCCTGTCTAATCAATTCTCCAGTAAACCATTCATAACCTTCTTTAGGGACACTAACCATAGAATCATCACCTACTAAAGCCATACGTAATACATGTTCAACTTCAGTCAAAGAAGGTAATGGAATATTATGTCTCATATGATAACCTACGAATACATATAAGAAAATCATTTTATGAATTATAGAATTACAATGAATAGTATCAGCTCTGCCTGATAATAAAGAAAAGTTTAATCGAAACACATGCTCTAAGATAATAACTGCTTTATCATCTAAACTATGTAAAAATAGTTCACCCGCTTTAGCCTCTTCCTCCGATAGTCCTAATTCTACTCCTTGCT